TATCTCAGCAAGTTACCATTCCGTCTCCATCAGCACTAGAACTTTCATTTCTTGCGAATGGTCCATGGGGTGGAACGTATAGCGCAACGATTTCTGACTCAGATGAGTCTGCAACAACCGGGGTGCTGACTGCAGGTGCAAATCAGGTATCCAATTTAGGGGTAACTACAACACAGAACGATGAAGTCGTCACAATCACGTTTGCTGGTAAGGATGCATTATTTTGGGCTGGATGCTATGGGCCGGCAATTAGGAACGCATCGCTAACGGTGGTTACTCAGCCGACCTCGCTGGTTGTTACGAGTCTTTTAGATGATGGTTCCGTTGGAACGCTACGTTGGGCAATTATCCAAGCCAACGCTACTGCTGGTGGAATCTACGACGCCATTGACATCACCACAGAAGGAACCATCACTCTTACTTCCGACCTGCCTGCGATTACGGCTGGGGTAACAATCACCGGCACAGGAATGGCCACGACGATTATTGACGGAAACAACCTAAATCGGGCGATTTACAACAATGGCTCAAGAACAATTGTTGTCCAGGACATGACATTCAAGCAAGGAAAAAACGTGTCGTGGAACGGTGGACTCATCTACAACAGCAACGGAACAATGACATTCAACCGAATAAAGATTTCCAATCATTCATCGTGGGCTTTCTACCAAGGAAATGGTGGAGTAACCACATTCAATGATTCTCAATTTACCAATAACGGTTACGCGATTACCTCTGACCACGGAGGCACCCCCTCTTCGCTGAGCCTTACAGACACTAATTACTCAAACCGCATCTACATCAATAACTCGGTATTCACATCAAACACTTATGGTATTCGCACCGAGCGATTTACCAAGGTTGTAGACAGCCAATTTACAAACAATACATATGGTGCATTGCTCGGTGGGCTAAATCGCCAACAGGTAATCAACTCAACATTTACCAGCAACAATGTTGGCGTTTACTTGTCCTCTTGGATTCCAACATCGTGGACCCCGGGCGCTGGTAACCAAACTGTTTCAAACAACGCATTCAATGGGAATACGACTGCTATTCAGTTTGCAAACAACTGGAATAACGGCTCTTCGATGTATAACGGAGTAAGTGCAAACTCTTTCTCCACAGCCAGTGGGAATATATTTGGTACCACTGCGCTAAATACAAATAATTTCTCAGGCGCTGGGTATGTGGAGTCCAACAATACAACTACTGCGGCTTACCTTAACCCAGTTACGAACTTGACGGCTGTTGCAAACGCAGACGGAAGTGTTGACCTTGATTGGGATGCGTCAGCGGCAAGCAATACTGCCATCTACGGTTACTCGGTTAGTTTCTACGACCTTGACGAAATTGGTGGAACCACCTCGGGCGGTTGGGGTGTGTCGACCAATCAGGGAACCACCTATTCGTTAAGCACTGGAATGTTCTCTGGCAGTAATCCTGTCACAACTGGATACGGACCAGTTCGCTTTGGTATCAAAGCAGGAAATCAAAGTTGTTTCAACTCAGCAGGAGTGGGGCCGTGTGTCTATGGCCCCGAAATAACCGTTGATGTAACCGTTATTGACCCTACTCCGCCCACTACAACCACAACAGAAGTTCCCACTACAACAACCGAGCCTCCAACTACTACGACAACAGAGGTGCCAGAAATAGAAGAACCAACAACAACTGAACTTCCAGTTACTTCGCCTCCTGATACGGAGCCAGAAGATACAATAGTAACAACACCAGATACTACCGATGGAGGAACTGATGGAGGAACCGGAGATTCCGACGACACAACGTCACCCGAAACAACCGTACCTGAATCAGCCCCAGAAGAAGAAACGCCAGATACAACACCGGAATTACCGGTAGAAGAAGAAACACCAGAAGCGGTCGTTGACGACATTCTCGCAGGGGACCCGTCACCTGAAGAATTGACGGATGCTGTCAGTGACGCACTGTCCGCAACAGAGTCGGAAGAAGAACTGGTTAGTGTTGCTACTGAACTCCTAACGTCAGACCTTGACACAGAGCAATTTATTGCAGTCATTGATGAGGTTTTTGGTCAAGACCTATCAGACGAGGCGCTTGCCGAACTCGTGACTACTGTATTCGCCGAAGATTTATCAGATGAAGAAATCGCTGCTGTCGTGGACCAGGTATTTACCGCCGACATCAGCGATGAGGCATTCGCTGAAGTTCTTGACACTATTTTTGAAGAGCCATTAAGTGACGAGGCTTTTGATTCTGTTATTGACGCCATTTTAGACGAGCCGATTTCGGATGAAGCGTTTGATGAGTTGGTTGATGTTTTGGGTGGCGACAGTGTTAGTGATGAGCAGGTCGTGGCTGCGGTTGACTCTATTATCGAAAATGGTCTTTCTGATGAGCAATCAATAAGTATTGCTACAAGTGGCGAGGTGTTGGAGTCAATTACGGGCGACCAGGCTACTGAAATCTTTGCCACCGTTCCAATTGGCGACATTTCTGATGCCGAGGCTGCCGCCCTTGTTGAAGCCGTACAGGACGCTCCCGTAGAGGTTAAGGAAGCATTTGAGGAAGAAATTAATATTTTTGCCGCAGGAAATGTAGATACATATATTCCGCTCGGCTCCAGCATTCCAGTAAGCACTCGTCGTGTCCTGATTGCAGGAACCGCACTGACATTAACAATGATTCCCATCCCCGTGCAAATATCACCATCACGCATAGGTAAGTGAAATTAACAAAATAGAAAGAGGAAATAATGAAAAAATATTGGCATAAATTCTTAGAAGTTCTTGACGGTCTTAACTGGACAGTCGCGGGAACGGTTCTGGTCCTGATTACCCTCAGCGGACCAACGAAATCTCAAGGAATTCAAATATTTGTCTTTGCCTTAATCTTGCATCTTTTGATTGCAATGTTGAAGCCATCTGACGAAGAGTAGTAAATCCTGTACAATATATATTTATAACTCTAATATTCGGGAGATAAATATGAGCAAATATCCTTTTATCAAACTTGTAGTACCAACACCGCTTAAATCATACAAAAATGGTCAACTGCCTGCAAATCTTCTGGCTAAAGTCAAAACCGGCGGACAAATGTATGCTCCCGTAGCGGCACACTTCAACAATCTTTATGATGCCGCCCTCGCCGCAGGCTTCAAACTCAAGAACGTTGGTGACTACCGCTCATTTGAGGGTCAGTTGAATATGTTCATGGACCGCTACGTGACCACCGACACTGGTACTGGCGTTACACGTCAGTACGAAGGCAAGACTTGGTACCTCAAGAAGGGTAAGGCTCCTTCAGCAGCACCGGACCCCACTGGCCTCAAGGGCTCTAACCACGGTTGGGGACTTGCAATTGACCTTGGCTATGACGTCAACGGCAAACTCGCCTCAATGGGTGGTGCTTGTGGTGACTGGATGTGCGCCAACGCTCCCAAGTACGGTTTCTACCTACAGGGCGACAACCCGGCTTCTAAAGAATTTGAACTATGGCACTGGCAGTACGCTCTCGGTGATGCCGCCCCTAATGGCGCTCCTGCTGCCGCACCTGCGCCCGCCGCTGCTGCTGCTGCACCTGCCGGTGGCGGCGGGATGCGCTTTGACTATCCAGGAACTCCAGTAGGTTTGGGCTCAAAGGGCGCAAGCGCCTCACTTGTCCAAGCAATTATTGGTGCTAAGGCAGACGGCGACTTTGGTCCCAAGTCTGTCGCTTCGCTCAAGGCATGGCAAACAGCGAACGGCCTGACCGCAGACGGCTCCGTCGGCCCGGTCACATGGAAGAAAATGTTTGGCTGATATTCCCAGAAAGGGAGCCATGAAAATTACTAAATTCATAATCTGTTTGTCTTTACTACTTGCCCCAATACTCGCTTCTTGTGGGGATGGAACCTATAGATACCCATGTCAAGACCCCGCGAACTGGGAGAATGAAGAATGCAACCCACCTATTTGCGAAGTAAATGGCTCGTGTTGGTACACGCTTATCGGAAAAGGAAGTCAGCCATGAGGAAGAAACGCTATACAGCAGACGAGTTAGACGCCCGACTAAAATTTGTTATTGGTTGCGTCCTAGGCGGGGTTCTTCTTCTTACAACAGGGGCAATTTTATATGCGCTTGTATTTGTTACCCAGCCCATCGGCGTTCAGGCAGAGAACGACAAAATGTTTTTTAGCGTACTTTCAAGCGTTGCCACGTTTATTACCGGAACTCTCGCCGGATTAATGATTTCTAATTCTCGCAAAGGTAAAGACGACTCGGATTCGGAAATCTGATGGTTGAGATTGTGGTCGCCCTTATTGGCTCTATGAGCATTGTTCTTGTAGCCCTCGTAGAGAAGGGTCGTCGTGAGAACAAGAATGACCACAATCGTGTTGTCGTGTCATTAGACCGTATAGAAAGCAAAATTGATGGCCATATTAATGACCATGCAAAGGGTGAATTTGACGAATAAAAATTATTAAAGGGGATTCAGTTGAAAATTAGACCTGCATTTAAAAAATCTTTGATGGTTGCTGTCTGCGCTGCTACGGGGATATTCGCTTTATTTAGTAGTGCCCCATTTGTTGCATCTGCTGATGTTATTTCTAGTACCGATTTTGAAACCGGAACATTAAATGGGTGGAACAAAAGCCCAGTATCTGGCACTAGTGCACTCACAACCATCACGCAAGAAGGTTCTGGTGTCAATATTGCGACTGGAAGCATTTCATTCAGCGCACCTTCACATAACGCCGTTGGTAGTCCGACCCTAGGCAATGGTCAACCCAACCCGTATTATGCGCCGGCAGTCACCCCGACTACTTGGACATTCTCTCCATATGGCACGTATGCAGCATCATTGCAGCCGAGCGGTTCTCCCACATTCGATAATGCCACTAGCGCATTGGGTCTCACCCCAACTCAAAATACTGCAATCAAGACACTTCTAACCCAGCAGAAGCAGGCGTCAGGTTTGGGTGATTCCAACCCAACAAATGCGGCATGGATAACTAAAGAAGTTACATTAAGTGCAGGCGCAACCTACACAATGTCATGGAACTATATTGGAACAGATTACGTTCCGTTTAATGATGGTTCTATTACATCGCTTGTTTACACTGGAACTGGAACAGCACCACAAATCACTGTGAATAATGGCGTGGGCAACTATGCTCTGCTCGGATTCACTAACCCTGGGACCGGCGACTACTCCACCGGAACATATGGCTCAACCGGCTGGCAAGTATCCACCTATCAGGTTTCGACTACAGGAACATATCTACTTGGTTTTGCAGTTTTTAATCTTGGTGATACCGGACTCTCGCCTGTCTTACTAGTTGACAGCCAGCCAGGCAACACTGTAAAAAATGGTGCACCATTTGGTGCTGTTGTCCCCAATAACCCGAATGCGCCTGTAGCCCCATCCACAACAACAGAGGCCCCCGCAACTACGACGACTACGACGACTACGACGACTACGACCACCACAACAGTCGCGCCTACAACGACTACGGAAGCCCCAGCAACTACCACCACTACAGAAACACCCACTACTACTTCAGCCCCTACTACGACCACGGTGGCTCCTGCGACAACCACCACAATGGCACCCACAACTACTTCGGAAGCCCCCGTGACAACTACAGAGGCCCCTGCGGTGACAACAGAGGCACCCACGACAACAGTTCCAACTCAAGTCACCACCCTCCCAATTACGGGCTCGGATACAGACAATTCAGGTCTTATCGCATTTGGCATTCTCGCTTCTGGTTTTGCCATCTATTTATTCGCTAAAAAAAATAAATAAAGGAAAATTATTATGAAAACTCTTGCATTCCGGATTTTGGCAACATTTGCAGCCTCAGGGCTTGGCGTTATTGGGGCTGGCGCTATCGCCAATATCCCGTTATGGAAGGCAGTTTTCATGGCTGGCGTCGCTGGAGTCGCACAAGTTGTCGAAGGGTTGTCACGAGCGTACCTAGATGACGGTAAACTATCTGTAGCGGAAATAAACTCCGTGTTTAACAAAGTTGACAGAGCCGATAGCGAATAGTAGGCTCATGTTAACTTCGCCTCAAGACGTAGGTGAAAAATATAAATCTCACTGAGGATGCGGCACGACATGGAAGACAATGAATTGGTCTGGCATACGGACGGCCACAAAATTAGGTTGCGCCTAAATAAGACCGAAGTCGAAATTGTTGAGATAGTTTGTCCACATGGACACTCCGGAGCATGTTGGCATAGCCGATCAGGCTGCCTTGTCCAGTTTTTTTTGACACGATATGGTTTTGAGTGCAATGTTGGAGTATGCCCCATTGAGGAAGTTTTAGAATTGTGCTGGTCTATTTCTGGAGACAGCAATGATCCTGAGGCATGTCAATTATGGTTTGTGCCAATGAACGATGAGGCATTCCACGCCTGGCTGGTTTCTAAGAATATTTAATTATTCCCGTGGGCTTGGCTAATTCCAAGACGTCTTGCCATCACGTATATATGATCTATGCCAGATAACGTAATCATATATTGCCCATCGTTGCAGTCTTTTAAATATCCATGTTCTATTAATGTTTTGATTGAACGTTCAATCTTGGAGACTCTGTCCATTTTTGCAAAAATAACCATTGGGTCAGTTGGCTTAAAAGGTTTATTCATCATTTTTGCATACACTAAAATGTCATGTGTTACTGAGTCGTGTTTGATTGTCATAAAACTCTTTCATAATTTTGAAGTCTCTATCACAATAAACAACATCCCAAACTATTGTGTATTTATTGCGACGGCCTTTTTTCTCAACTTCAAGCATACCTGCTTTTACTAATTTTGCTACTGCTTTTTCTATGGCAGTTTCTGTCACTCCAAGCATTAGCGACAAAGCCAAATGACCGACATCGGGGTTTTCAGATAAACCAATAAGAACACGCCCAGATGTAGATAGCAAAGATTGACTATTCATGCTGTCTTCAGAATCTACCCAAATTTTGAATATTGTCATCGTCTACACACTCCAGTAAAAAGAGTTCTATTCTATGAGCGTAGTTCATAACAGACAACGCAAAGGGGCACCAGTGCTAAAAGACACACTCAATCAACTTCTCACGCAAGAACAAGATGGTTGCAAATTTGGAGGATTGATTAAATCACTAGATCAAGACTCACAAGAAATCCTTATCAAATTAATGAAAAACGAATCAATTTCAGCACGAGCAATTCATCGTGCTTTGGTATCAGAAAAAATTGAAATCGGTAGATCAACAATCGAAACTGCTCGACATTGCGTTCTCTCAAAATCTGCATGCAAATGCTCAATAGTAAAGGAATTAATTAAATGACATCCTTGTCTGACAAGTTATCAGAAGTAGAAACATCCGCAAATAAAACAAAAAATCTTGGTGCAATTGCGGAACTTCTGGCTTCAAAAAACATTGACATCAATGAAATTGGGGATATCAAGCGTATTTCTATTTACCAATCAATGTTGAAAGACGAAAACGGCGAACCACAAATTGTTGACCTTGCCGCAATCCAAATTTCACCTAAATGGGAATCCGGTCCAGAATGGCCTGTAGTTCAACGTGGACCAGAAATTAAACTACCCAAAAACACTTCTGCACCCAAAAAGGCTGAAACATTTAAAACATGCGTTGTAGTACCGGACATTCAATTTGGTTATTTCAGAAATCGTGACGGCCAACTTGAACCGACACATGACGAAGACGCAATCAGTGTTGCCCTAAACGTCATCAAGCACCTAAAACCAGAACTTATCGTTTGTGTTGGCGACAACCTTGACCTGCCAGAGATGGGCAAATATGTAACCTATCCAAGTTACGCCCTAACAACTCAAGCAACAATTGACAGAGCAACAACTTTCTGTGCAGAGATGCGTCACGCTTCACCGGATGCACAAATTGTTTGGCTAGCAGGCAACCACGAAGAGCGCATGCCAAAATATCTTGTACAAAATGCTGGTGCAGCATACGGCTTACGGAAAGGCAATATCCCCGAATCATGGCCGGTCCTCAGTGTTCCTTATCTTTGCAGAATGGAAGATTTTGGCGTTGAATACCGCCCAGGATACCCTGCTTCAGATATCTGGGTAAATAAAAAACTGCGAATTATCCACGGTGACCGTGTGAAGAGCGGTGGCTCAACTGCCCACGTATACCTCAACGCTGAAAAAAGCAGTGTTATTTATGGTCACATTCATCGTGTTGAAATGGCTTTCAAAACTCGCGAAGATTGGGACGGCCCAAGAACCATTATGGCAGCATCACCAGGATGCCTAGCACGAATCGATGGTGCCATTCCGAGCACACGAGGTGGAGTTGACCTCGATGGTCGTCCGCTTGTTCGTCATGAAAACTGGCAACAGGGTCTTGGCGTAGTGATGTATGAAGATGATGGCGAACATAAGTTCTCATATGAATGCATGGCCATTTATTCAGGTTGGGGAATGTTTAGAGGAAAAGAATTTATTTCAAATTACGCGGCTGGAAAATGAAATGACAACAATTGTCGGAATACAAGGAGATGGTTTTACCATTCTTTGTTCTGATAGTCGGATTTCTACGGTTGACGATGATGGATATGTCTCATATGTGCAAACGTTAAGTCCATCTATGAGCAAAATAGCGCAAGTGGGACCATATTTAATTGGTATTGCCGGCGATCTACGTGCCATCAACTTAATCAACTATGCATTTCAACCTCCGATTCCTCCGGCAGCGATGAAAGGGAGAAAACTAGATGAATTCATTACTCTCAAATTCGTTTCAGCGTTAAGAGAGTGTTTTGATTCAAACGGATACTCTCCACCACCCAAGGAGTCGTCAGATCATGTGGCGCAACAAGGTTCATCTATCATTATCTCAGTAAATAGAATGATTTATCAAATTGATAATGATTATGCGTGGACCACAGATGCTTCCGGCTTATATGCAATTGGAACGGGGACGTACTATGCCCTCGGTGCGCTTAATATTTTGTGCCCAAAGATGCCTACTTTAACGCAAGCAAAGCGTCATGTTTTGAAAGCACTATCTACAGCATCAAAATATGATCCTCATACAGGACACCCATATAAAACATATGTACAAGATTCTACATCTATTAAAGTAAGGAAGGCTATTCAGTGAGTTTAGAAGATAGTATTGGTAATATCATAAATAATGGTAAGCAAAGTTGGATGAACGATGCTTCCTGTAAAGGCAAAACTTATATCATGTTCCCTAAAGAACATAAAGATATTACATACATTGTTGATGCTCGCGCTTTATGTGCGGAATGCCCTGTGCAACCACAATGCCTTGAGTATGCACTTGAGTTCCCGGCAGCAGATATGCATGGTGTTTGGGCTGGATTGACGAGCAGACAGTTGGCGGCAGAACAAAGACGAAGGGGAGTTAGGCCAACCCGACCTACGTTAGCCCAAATGTGGGGAGATTAGCCAAAAGTATATCAATCTGATATACAAAGAGCCAAATCAACATCAACGTCAGTAATATTGTTAGACAATTCATACAGTTTTTCGCTTCCAACAAGATTTAAAGAACTGCAACCAACACTTGAGCACTTCTCTAAAAGTTGATTTAACGCAATTTCGTGATCCATTGTGTCTGGAATAGCAAAAATCCAAATATTGTCAAAACTAATATCAATAACTTCATCCCTGATGTGACGAGCCATCCCCATAACATTCAAAACTTGAGTAATATCAGGCCAAAATTTAGACATTTCTTCACCAATGTCCCAAATTTTGCCCATTGGACTCACAAAAAAAGCAAATCCGTCTGCTTTACGTTGAAAAACTGTTCCTTCAAACTTTGAAATCACGAAATCCTCACATTACAAGTCTCACAAAATTCCATATCTTGGAATTCTACAATTTTCATTTCACATTCCTTCTTACCACACGGCATCAAAACATCTTTACCTTCAAGATAAGCCCTCAAATGCTCCATAGGGTCCGCTAAAGCAAACTGCGACTCCCCTGGGACAGGAACTCCACGCTCTGAACGCATATGTTCCCAAACACAATACAAAACATACTCACTCAACATCATTTTATTCCGATTAGCAGCGTCAATAATCTGATTTTTTAAAGAACCGTCAACACGCAAAGCAATATTGTATAAACGGTCCTTATATTTAGCCTTCCTGGCTGCTTTAGGCGCTATTTTTTTGTTCATGTTTTTCCTGCCGAACGTTTAGCCAGTCAACAAATTCAGACCAAGGCTTCAAATGCTTTTTATTGACTGAAAGAAAGGTATCCTCTATCTTTCGAACGTTATCAAATCTTCGTGTTGTTGTCCATGTAGGCATACTAGAAATCGGGATAACTAGCAACGAGCCAGTTTCTTGACTCACCAAAACTACAGCCAATGGAAGAGGGTCTTTTAGTTTCCACCCGAATTCCGTATCAACAAAAGCAGTACTTTTAGGGTAACTGCTCGGTTTTTCACTAAAGTTGAGTCGTCGTGACTTAACTTCTATATTTCCAGACATGTTTTGAAACACAACATCTTTTTCTGTAGCAAAAGAAAGACGTTCTTTTTCGGTTTTTCTAATACTCATTGGTGTGGCCTCACATTTGATGCCCTCAGAGTTCAGTATTTCAGCAACGTACTCTGTCCACTTGTGCCCAATTTTTAATTCTTGAACAAAAAGTTCTTGACTATACCCTAAATCCTTCATTTTCCTACGTCTCTCAACACCAACAACTCCACATACTCCCTAATACTCAACCCATACCCCTCAGCCTGCGCCAACACCAACCTCTTAAAATCAGCAGACACCTTCAACGACAAAGACGCACGATCCCCAACCGGAACAACCGGAGGCCTACCCGTCAACCGCTTCATACACCCACCCTCAACAACTCAACCAATCGCGCCTCACAAACATCACGATACACCTCCAAAAAATACTCCCGATCACCATTAGTCGTCAAACCAAACACAACATCTCCCAACTTCTGAATCGTTTCCACCACCGTCACAGCAAGCACCGGACGCTCCACACCAGAATTCAAAGCAACCCGCAACCCCTGCAACTGACCCCACGCAACAGCAGGAGAAACAACATCACTAATACGATCAGCAAACACATGCCTACGCAACAACCCAGGAGTCGGCATCACCTTAGACACCGTCGCCAACTCAACAAACTTCACACGCAACAACTCAACATCCACATCCCCCAACACATCAAACCAAGCACGAACAACATTACGCCGATCACCCTCAAACAACTCACGATTAAACATCGCAAAACAAACCGACACAAACTGCTCAAACTCCTTCGACACATCACGAACCCTCACCACGGCTCATCACCATCCACCAAATACCCCAAAAACCGCTCAACATTATCATGCGAACGAAAAATCAAATCCAAACTGTCATACCGACGCCCACGCTTATTCCGCCCCATATGAAAATCCGACTTCGAACAACCATCAATCGCACGCCGGCACACCTCCATACCAAAATCACTAATCGCAGCCGCAACACGATCACGACCCTTAACATCCAGACGCGCAGGGTTCTTCCGATTCGGTCGCATCACATGACACCAGTAGTCGTAGATTTCTTGAATGGCGCTTTCCGCCACCGTAGAACCTTTGACTGTCTGTTCTACCGTTGCTTTTGAAGGTCCGCGAACTTTCTTCTTCTTCTTCTCTGGTTTTTGAAATTCAAAAAATTCGTTTTCCATAGTATTTAATATATTAACGTTCAAAGTGTCTTCCTTTCTTTACTTTGCTTGACCGATCGGTACGCGTATAGATTCTTCTCTCAAAAGGTGTTTTATTTGTGAGTTAATAAAGAATCATTACAAGCAATGACTTTAGTTTCTCAATAGTTGAAAACTAGTAAGAGAAGAAAACCCCTTTGGAGGGGGTCCGGGGGAACCTTTAGAAAAGGTCTCTCCGTCTCAAGTGCACCACTAATAGCACTTTGCGCAGGTGACGCAAGTGTTATCACAGTTCCGACCGGTCGACCGTAGTTGTTGTCGGGCAACGTATCACGCGTTGTGGCGCGCGTGCAAGCACCGATGGGATATTTCTTTAAATATTTGAAAGATTTGTTTACATGCACGTGTTTTGTGGTTGTGCTAGGTTGATTTTTAGCCGGAGAAGTTCCCCTTTCCTTCGATGGCCACTAGGGTTGATGCCTCAGGGGGTGGATGCAGGTGATGCCTCCTGAGGCTCCCCACCCGGGCGGGGGTTTTCCGAAAAGTAGTTTCTTTTACCAGGTGTGCTGGACGGCTAAAAAAGCAATTTTTTTTTTGGGGGTGGTGTGCTCCCCTTACATATTGGATAGATTTATCTAAACAGAGGAACGTGTTTATATATTTTTGACCCCTAGTGGATCAGAACACCCATTCCTTTTCGTGGTGAGGGCCGCTTTCCACCACCGTCACTTGTAGCGCGTGTAAGGGCACAACATCAAACAAAAAAGAACCCTCTTCCCACATCGCACCAACAATTGAATACCCAACAACGTCTAGGATATTGTCCTCGATTGATTCATGATTGGGGGTCCGGCCCGAAGACATCAAGTTTTCGAGACGTGCAATCTTGTCATGCATACGCACCAGGAGACCCAAACGACCGAATCGAGCAATATTGTGATGCCCGTAGTCGCACTGTTTGCGGATCACCGTGTCTAAAACGTGCTGGGCAGCACTCGGACCTTCGAAATAGCCGTGGCGCCGGCCTAACTGCAACGCAATCTTCCCTAAAGCAACGAATTCTTCGCTCTGGCAGCCTTCTAAACGTTCTGAGGTGTTCGAGTCGACAAAGTGATCCAGAAGGAACCTGAGGCCTTCCAGGGTGCCGGATGGTTGATCACCGTTAAAGATTCTTTCGGTGACTTCGGCTGCGGCAGTGTTCCAGTTCATAAATCTCCGAGTTGGTCGACCAGGTTCTCTGGCGGGTTCTGATCGTAAATGTACGCGATATCTTTCGCCAGTGTCGACATGAACTTTTCCCATTCCTCTTCGCGTTCCTCTTCGGAGTCGAACTCTTCGATTAATTCCTGAACCCGATCCTGGATAAATTCATCCGAATAGGCGGCTACGATAATAAAATTCGACACCCCCGGAAACAAAACCGGCCCATCACCACCCAAACCAGACCGAGGAACATGCAAACACTTCACCAAACGCCGACCATCCGAACCCAAAAACAAAACATCCGACTCACCCCGGGACTCCCCTAACTCAAAAGACACATCATTCACACACTCAAACAACGCCCCAGGCAAAAAACCATCCAAACCACCCAAAAAATCAAACAAATCCCCAAAATCCTCACCCATAACAACCCTTTCCACCACCGTCAAACAAAGCACAAACACAAAAAAACATTAAAACCACAAAAAAACTTTACAACACACCCCACACCAACCAAAAACGTCAACTAACATACTAAACATGGACAACAACACCAGATTCAACCAATACCACCAAGCACTACAACAATACATCCAACGCGAAGGCAACGCACTCGTCCCCGCAACCCACACCGAAAAACTCGACGGCCAACAAATCACACTCGGGGCTTGGGTCGGCTACATGCGCCAACGCAACAAAAACGGCAAACTCCCCCAAAACCGTCAACAAACCCTCAACAACACACAAGGCTGGACCTGGGGACCACTCAAACCAGGCCCCACAACCAAAACACTCCGCAACACCGACATCCACACACTCCGCCAAACCGGACAATCACTCTCCCAAATCGCCGACCAATACAACCTCAGCCGCCAACGCATCCACCAAATCATCAAACGAACCACAACCACACCAAAATGAAACAAAACAACGAACCCACCGCAACAGCCGTCCTCACCGGCTTCATGATCACGGTCTTGCTCACCCAGGCAGCCATCTGGGTCCCCCTCTACGTGCTCCACAAACAAAACATCGTCGCCAACCACCCCACCTGGCCACAAACAGCACTCATCGCCATCACATGGACACTCACACGCCTCTGGTGGAACAACCTCACCAACAAAAAAGAATAACCACCCCACACCACACTGGATAAATCTAACCGAGACATCGGAACACCAAAAATATAGTACACGCCCGCCCACGGGGAAATCCCCGCACGGAAAAGTTGGGGGCAGCCCCGTATGTCCTACTCTTTGCGGGTCGCGTGGGGGTACAGGTGTTCGTTTGTACAGTACAAACATCTACGGGTAAGTCTACGGGTGTTATTGGGCTTGTAATGGGGGCTGATTTGCGGGACTACCAGCACCTTTGTTTTCGGGGGCGAACAGGTGTTCGGGGGTCGGCGGGGGGTGGGGGCGAACGGGTGTTCGGCGAACGGGTGTTCGGGTGGGGCTACGGCGAGGGTTATGGCAGTCGTTGTGACTATTGTTCGGCATACTTTTGCCGATCTTTTTGGGGGGTGTGTCGGCTTTCCACCACCGTCAAGCCTTGCGTAAGGGCGTGAGAGTGTCCTGTCGTCGCCTAAGGCGAGGTGTGTGTGGCTCTCTGTGGCTTTTTCTTATGGTCTGAGAGTGAAGTGTTCGCTTTCGTTTTTGCTTTCGTTAGGCGGTCTTGTAAGGCGAGGCATAAGGGGAGTGCGATAGGGCGAGGCAGGGTGGCGAGGCGAGGGGCGAGGCGAGGTGTAAGGGGGGCGAGGCGAGGGGGTAAGGCAAGGGGGTAAGGGGCGAGGCGAGGGGGCACTACGATAAGGGGGTCAGTCGCAAGTGCTACGGGTAATCCTAGACATATACCCTATGCCTATGTCGGTCAGTCGTTATCGTTTCGTTTCGGCAGTTCGCTTTCCACCACCGTCAAGCATTGCGTACCCCTACCCTAATGAGCCGTCAAAACGAAAAAAGTCCCTCCCCTACCCTGACCTGTCCTCGTTACCCTACTACCCCCTAGCGTGCTGTCTCTTAGTGTGTCCTGTCGCCAAGTGCTACGGGTAGTCCTACGGGTAACTCTAGGGAGTAAGGGAGTGTGCGTGTCGGAGTATGACAGTAGGCGAGAGCGTGACAGTAGTTCAGTACCTCGTGTCTCTCTCATACCTGCCCCACATACCAATAAGCACCGCCCCACTCGTGAGAGCAAGGCAGTGCCAATAGGTGAAGTGTAGGAGTCACTGACTGACCACCACGACAAAAGTAACTCAACTACACTTCGGAAATAGCGTAGCACAACGCTTACGCTCGTACCCGAACCACTAGCCGAATACTTGAGAGACAAACCGATCAAACCCCATACCGTAATCAGAAGTAGGGCGAACGCCTGTTCGTAGTTTAGTCAGTTTGTCAATAGCGTTAGTGACATCGCTCGCAAGAATAATCCCGTGACGCTTCACAAACTCAAGACACTCAATGTTCAGAGCATCGTGGCACTCATCACGATAACCAGTCACGCCACCATCAGTAACCCAAATGATCGGCTCACGACGCTTACGATTAGCAACCGCCCAACGAACGGCAGGGAGATCAACCGCATTAGCAGAACCACGATCAAACGGTATCTCATCAACCATACGACCGTTCTGAGCGAGAACCCACGCATTAGCAGGAAGTACGCCATTATCGTCACGGGTGAAACTCAACACTGTATAAGCAACGACAGTCGCACTAGGACTATTCAGCAACACTTCACGCACTTGATCTTTACTGATCTGAGTAGAACCCGAACAGTCAATAAGAACGATACCGCCCTTACCACGAATAGTGTGGTCAAACACTCGTCGTTGGGGGTCAGTCAAGTAACGATGAAGTCGGCGAGGACTCTTACCAACATTGCTCGCAACACGCCTACGCCCCATAGAACCATTCAGTATCACTGGCATAGGGCAAGTCTCAACGACCAACTCAAACCATTCAGGGATAGGAGTATCAGCGATAGACATCTGCTTATACTTCTCCACCACTTTCTTGATCTCGTCACGGGTAGGCTCACGGGTGTCACTAGGCTCTTTCTTGGTATCAGAGTCTTTGCTTTCACTATCGTCAGTGTCACCATCGTCAGAGTTATCGTCGTCATTGTTTCTGTCGTTGGGATTATCACCGCACAAACGATCAACCCAGTTCGCCAACATTTCGGTATAGATAAAACCGTAAGGCGTGAAGTCTGCTACGCCCTCAGCCGTACTAGCAAGACTGTGCTTACCACGACGCTTATCGTGCTTCTTTAGTTCACGCATTGCTCGCCTACCAATATCGGCAAGAACATCAGCCCACACCTTGTTATGTCGGCGTACGCCCGTAATGAATTGCCTATGGGCGTTACTACCGAGAGTTGCGATAGCAGTGCGCACCGCACCTTCCCAGTCCTCGTTAGCGACAAGACGCTCGCCTGCTTCTTTCTCAGAACCATCGGCGAGGGCTTTCATATCAAACCCTGCTTTCGTAGCGAGATAGTTCACTCGTGCTTCCTCGCAAGCGATCATTGACTCATAAGTGGCGTGTCCACGCTGTACCCACGGTGTGTAGTCCTGTGGTGACACTTTGATATGAACCATCTCGTGCGCTCGTACCGCCTGTGATAACGGGTCACTGCCCTGTGGAGCGACAAGACGCTTATTACTAATGACAGTGTGTGGCAAGCCACGGGTAGGTGCGCAGTCGGATACCGACCATTCACCTGCCGTAACATCAGGTCTAGTAATGATCTCAGGTAGTGGGCGATGAAGTGTCTTGCTCATCGGAGAGCGTCTACTTTCATCGCTTCTAGAACCGAACTCGCTCGTTCACCGAACACGATCTCAGCACTCTCCTCAATGGAGAGAGTAGAACGCAGTTTGTCAAACGCATAGAACGCACGGAGACTAATCCGTTGTTTACCAGCGTCAGACATACGCACTGCCATACCACGCAAGTCGTCAGACAATTTCACGAGAGCGTTAGGGTGTGGCTCGCTGATACGAATACGAACGGGGAAACGGTCGGCAAGTGCTACGGGTAGTTCTGCCATATTCTCAATGTTCGTTGTCATTACGGCAGAGAAACCGCTACGGGGAGTGTAGATACGACCTGTCTCAGGGTGTTCCCAACTAGCCGACTCAGGTGAGTCAAGAAAGTTCAGCAGGGTAGCGAACACATCGCCACCAGCCTTGTCAATTTCGTCTACGACAAGACGACCGCCGAGAGTACCGTCGCCGTTCCACGCCTTCAGCGCAGAACCGCTAACCCAAGAGAAACCGCCCTTAGCGTCAGGCATAAATGAACCCGATACTTCACTGTTGGTCATATCCTCAGTACAAGCAAGACGGAATGAACCGCCTGCTGTGTTGCCGAAAGACAAGCCAGCGAATGTTTTGCCAGTGCCAGCGGGTCCGAATAAGATAATTCGGTCAATACCAGCGTGTAGGGCGTTGTGGAACTTCTGCCAGCAGGCAGGGAGTGTGGTGGTGGTCATTATGTTTCTTTCTGTGTGGTGGTGGTTTTGCTTACGGGTATAACTCTAGCAGTGATTAGATCACCTGTCAAGTGTTTGTTTGGATTTATTTAGATTTCTTAGCCTGCTCACGATCAGCGTGATAATCACGGCACTCGTACAAGCCCTTCTTGATCTTATGGAAGTACGGATTACCGTCTATGAACTTCAGTGTCGTTTGATATCCGAACCCTGACGCTTCCACGATCTGATCTGTCGTGAACTGTTCCCTGTCGTGTTCTCTCGCCCACTGCTCAAACGCTTTGTATTGGTCAGCACGAGCGACCTTACGGGTGTCGTCAAGCGTTACCGACGGCATAATACGACCGATAATGGATAGCGGAACCATATAGCGACCGAGTAGTTCTTTACTGACCGTACCCTCGTACTTGGCAACGACTGCCCACGCACGAGTGATCTCTGACGCTTCACGCCATAAGTCGCTAGGGATAAAACTGTAACCGCCGTATTCCTCAGCGAGGCTACGGAGAGTGTTTTTGTATTCTGTATCCGCTTCGTGTGGTGTCATAGTGTCAAGCATACAAGATAACTTTCTTTCTGTCAAGTCTTATTTTATAATAACCCTAGTATTTGATACACTGTTCTGTACCCCAATCAGGAGAACTACAATGCGCAAACTATCAAGAGAAGAACTTATTGCTCACCGCGCCGCTCGTGCCGCAGCAATCAGCCCCGTTGCCGAAGTCGTCGCTGAACCCGTCGCAGAAGTCGTCACGGAAGTCGTCACGGAAGAAATCGCCCCTGTCGCAGAAGTCGTCACGGAAGAAGTTGTTACGGAAGAAGTTGTCGCCGAAGAAAAGCCTAAGCGCAAGTCCAAGAAGAACGACACTGAAGTCGCCACCGAAGAACACACTCACGACGAAAACTGCGAACACTCAGAAGAAGTCTGAAAACCTTACGGGTAGTTGGCGAGGGCAAACAACCTTATAACGACGCAAAGAGAAAATTGCGAAAACTCTTATATCGCAGGTTGTCCATAAAGCAAGGAAATGCCGTAGCCCCAACCAAAATCTGTTATGCGCTGACTTTCGGCAGTAATCCCTTGTCACGCAGTTGGTTGTCCACTTCAGTTTCTAACCAGCCGAGAATGTCACTGTCAAGTTCGCTCATCTCGTCCCAAGCGTCGTAGTTCCCGTCACTTGTACCAGACTCTATTTCCTCATCTATCCTCGCATAAGCCTCACGGAACTGCTCAGGAACTTTGTTGGCGGATAGTTCGCAACCAGCCTCAGCAACAATCTCGCCTTTACTGAACGCCATCACGCAAGAGAACGAACGACCTTCCTCATCAGACGAAACTGTGAATAAGAGTGTGGGGAACTGTCTGCTCACCTCACGGATAAGTCCGTCAGCAGGCGACCACGCAGTCTCGTAGTACGCATAGATACCGCCACTCCCATCAGAGTGGTCAATAATTTCCCATTCCTGAATGCGAGGCGACCACTTCGTACTCCAGTTGTTGATAGCCCAGTCATACCAAGTGGTGTGACCGTACTCCGCCTTGTTTGCTTCGTACTTCTTGAGAAGTTCTTGATATTCGGGGTTGTCAGTTTCGGTACTCAAGAACACGGCACGAATAGCCAACGGTTCAGGGACGGGGAATAAGATAGTCAAGTCGTAATCAACTTGCTCAACGCCCATCGTTGTCTCAGCGAGCGACGGGTCGTGCTTACGGGTAATCGCTTCAGTGAGTTTGACTAGCGACTCACGGTCGCCCGTAACATTCATTCTGTTGTAGCACCAGTTCGGCATAGTAATCCCCTTTGGTAGTGGTGGTTATAGCGATAAGTATATCGGTAAATCAAACCAATGTCAAGTGTTTTGTGGAAGTTCTCCATAATGAATAGGGTCGCTACGGAGAACCCCACAAACCTTTATGCCTCTTGCTTCGCTTTCGCTTTCTCAGTAAGAGACAAAATCATTTCTCGTATCGTAGAGAGTTCAGGTTCGGCAGTTGGCTTCGGTGTATCGGAGAGTTCTACATTCTTGTAGTCAATCCAACGCTGACCGTTACCTTCCTTCGGCACTACACACAAATCAAATCGCCCGTAACACACACGGGTATCAGTGACAGTGACGGACACCTTCATTCCACTCACATCTACCAGCCCCGACATACCTTTATAAGCGTCGGTGTCAATAGAGCCGTTCTCTTTCTTTATTGGATCGTTCATAATCCCTTCCTTGTTGTAGTGATATTCAGGCTATGGGGGTCCCTACGCTTGTAGCGACACATCAAACCATTCTTGATAGGTGCGCCCATTCGTACGGACGAGTTCGCCGTCCTCGTAGAAGTCAAAGATAACTCCCTCGTTAGTGAAAACGACAACGCACACATTTTGTTGTGGATCGTATGGGTCTGTGGGTAGTTGGACTACGACTTCTTTACGAGAGTCTGTAACGCAGTCAAAGTCCATACGGGTAGACCCAGTGAAATCGTGAAAGTCACTCATCGTCACTCTCCTCTAAGCGCACCCACTCATTGTCTTTCTCTCCGTAAAGAGCAAAAGCGTCACTGCCTGTCAAAGAGATAAGAGCGTCCACGCATACTCCAGCAACTTTGACATTTTCGGTTGGTTCCCAAACTTCGTTTACATCAACACGGATAGGGAAGTCAGTAAACGAGTTCACCATATCGTCGTAGGTGTACTCGTCGGAGACTTCTACCTCAATAGATACAACGAGTTCATATGTTTGTGTGACAGTTATAGTTTTCATCAGTACCAAGTCGTAAATCCGTCGGCTTCACGGGCAACGAAACGCAACCACCAAATCAGGTAGCGCACATCGTCAGCGAGTTCCTCGCCGTCAATAATGAAAGTGTTGTCGTGTTCGGTGAGCCACTCATTGAGAGCGTCCTCAATCGTATTAGCAAACAACTCGCAGTCGTCTACGCCGAGAGAGTCGTCGTCACCGCCGTACATTGAGTAATCAGAAACGCCCAAGTGTTCTAGTAAGTGAACGCCCCACTTACCCCGATACCAACAGTCAGTACCGAACATACCGTGAACCGCACCCTTCTCAGGTAGGTCAGGTGAATTGAGATACGGACACGCTCCCGCTTCTTTCGTCGCAGTACACGACATCACAAGTTTCGTCGTGCCGTCAGCGTGTAACTTTGTCGCACCTTCAGCGTCCAGTTCAGGAACAAACACGGCTACGCCTCGTGCCTTACACGGGTACTCTTTCGGAATATTGTCTAAACCCATTTCATTCACCTTCCATCGGAATGTTCTCGCCGTAATTGGCTTTACCGTGTTTCATTTCGTCATAGCACTCAGTGTGATAGTTGCCGTAGTGGAACTTGCCACCATCGTCCTGAAACTCCACACGAGTTTCGCAGTCAAGATAAATTGGTTTGTCGCACTCGTCGCACTCAAACCCAGCGCACTCAGCACACGCATACCCATCTAGGTATTCGCCCGTTTCCTCGTCCTCACGGTCAGCAGGAATACGGTTCACGAACTTGCCGATAAGCGAACCGTCCTCACGGACAGAGCCAAACGCAGTGAAGTCACCGCAGTAAATACAAGGGTCAAAGATGTTGGTGGTCATACTTGTCATTATAGTCCTAAGCCTCGTCGCTGTCAAGTTTTTTGTTTTCCTTAGACCATCTGTAACCTTGTCGCATACCGTCCATTACCGTCGTGTTGTATTCGTTCCACATTGTGTCGTCATTGAGAATGTAGTCAGCGACACTAGACAGTTCCTCATCGGTGGCTACTTCGGCAGTCCAAGTGAGATAGGCAATATCGTCGTCGTCGGTAGCAAAACCTTGAGAGAGTGCTTCCTCTGCTTCGCTACGGAGAGATGACGGAGAGAACGCCACCGTGTTACGGAACGATAAGTCCGTCAGGTTGAGTGGCTTACCGAGTCGTCCAGCGATCTCAACGACATCAGAGTCGTCACCATCGTTTACGAGGGCAGTGTCGTGATCGTCAAGTTTCTCCACATCAACGATGACACATTCGTCAGCGTCAATGATAGTTCCTGTACCGATATGGATAATGAGTTTCGTCATTTCGCTTTCTCCTCTTCCATCATTGCTAAGAAGTCCAAGTCGGGGTCAAGTTCTCTGTCCTGAGCCTCAAACTCGTATTCGTGCGTCTTGATTGCGCCGTCAATAACAATGTGACGGGCTTGGTGTATTGCGTCGTCCTCGTTCTCTGCTTCCACATTCACGGACGCAAAAATGCCTACACGGTAATACTTCATTCGGTTTCTCCTAAGTCGTCGTTGTTTACGATTTCTATATCTAAGAACTCGCAACAGTTGGCGAGTCCGTCACCATCAAGGGCGTGAAGTTCTTGCGAGCCGAGTTTTAGTGCCTCGTCCTCACTCTCAGCCTCTATCTCAAGGTGAACAATGTACTCAATGTGGTAGGTGGTCATAGCGGTAAGTTTATCCCCTTATGTTTGTAATCACAACCTTACGGGTGAGATTTATTTAGCAGTAATAAATATCTGTGATACTCATTAGCGTGAGCGTCATATCTGTCCACGCATTACCGACAGTGCTATTGGTGAGTTTGATCACTTCATTCTCAACGGCAACGACCTCACCATCAAAGATGTAACCCTCTTTGGTCGTAACGAGAACGGTCTGATTGACAAGTGCTTTGAGCACGGCTGACTCATGCCATGCTGTCCATTCATCGTGAAGTGTGATGGTGAATGGTGCTTTATGTAGGTTGCCCCTGTGTGACATCTCTGCCATTTCTGAAGTCCAGTTCATGCCAAAGCCTTTCTGATACGACTCGCTAATGCGTCTGCTTGTGAGCCACGACCATTAAAGTCGTTGTTGGAGTCAACTCCCAACTGACCGCATAGCCAATATAGGAAAGTGAGGTTGTATACGCCTTTGAGTTTTTCCATCGGCTTACCGTCCTTGCCGAAGATGGTGGACTTGTGATCCGATTTGTCGGACTTGTAGGTGTGAATGAGTTTCGCTTTACGCAGTTCGTCCTCAGAGAAGTGAGGTGCGTAGAACGACGGACTAAAGATGGTGTGTCCGTCGCCGATGATCTTCCCGTCGGCGATAGCGTCTTTGGTTCGTTGTAAGAGTGTGGTGGTCATGGCAGTAGTTTATCTCCTTATGCTTGTTATGTCAAGTGTTTTATTTGGATTTGTTGAGAAAGTTCTCAGCGTCAAGAACGCACTGTCCGTGGG